ACTAAAACCTGAACTGAAAGCACCTCTTTGTGGATAAGCACTTTGTGTTTCACCAATGGTTTGATTTACTAATGCACCTTCACAACATTCAGTTGAGTAAGTATCACTATCAACGCACAAGCAACCTCTACGTTTATTACGGCCTGTTGATTTACCTCTTGTAGGTCCGAAGAATACTCCAGACCATTTTCTCATATTTGAATTGTATGCTGGTGTTGGCATTATTATGGGTTTTTATAAATCAATCCTATTCCTTGTGCTCCTAAACTCTTATCACAGCATTTTACTGAGTAGGTATTTCTATTCCTACACAAACAACCCATTCTACTTCCCTTTCTTGGTGATGATAAACCAGATGTTGGTTGTGGTTTTGGTTTTGCTGTTGCTATTGTTTTAACCTTCATAGGATTCTTTTCATTTTAACAACCAAAGAATCAAAAGTAATAGATTAAGAATTCTGAATCTTCTTCATCGCCTGTTTATGTAGTAAGTCTTCTAATTCTGATTTATCTGCTAAGTAACATAAAAATAACAGGCATTTCTCTAAAGGTTCTTTTACTACATCATCTATTTTAGTAATGTCTCCATTTGCCAATTGGACAATGGTTGTATAGCTCTTCCACTTCTTAGCAAAATTGACTTGATGTTGGCTGGTATCTCCACCGAATCCTTCTTCAAAGAGTTCAGGATAGAGCTTTGCAAGTCCTCCAATAAACCTTTCAAAAAAAAAATTGCACCCCAATGCGCATCCATTCCTACATTGAGGAATTTATCTTTTTCTATTTTTCCTGTATATGCTTCTATATCATATAATGCTCCAGCTTTCTTTACAACAGGTCTATAAAGGATACTCATAATCTCAGCCCACTTCTCATTTATTTCTAATGTTTCATACTTTGATATATCCAAATACGCACCATATGCCATTTGTGATAAATTAGGCTCAAATCCATACTCTACACCATCTATTGTAAGGAATCTTTTTAATGGTAATTCTACCTTATTAAAGAATTCGTATATATCCTTCTTAATAGCAATGTATGTATCAATATCTAATTGCTGTAAATACTCAACTGGAAAATTACAAAGGTGATGAAACAAGCATGCTACCAATGCTTCAGGTTCATCTTTATATGTTTCCATATCTTTTTTTAATCTTAGGAATTGTTCTAATGTTACTGCTGACCAATCCTTTGGTACTGTTATAGTTAATTGTTGTTTCATATTATTTTCTTTTAAATAATTTTATATAATGTGATTTATTACCATCTCCTTCAGAATATACTTGCTCATGCGTATTCTTAATATGTGTAAATAATTCCATTTGTTTTACTCCGCCTAAGAAATTGTGGAACTCTCCTACAATCCATTTTATTCTACTAAGGTCTTTACCCATTAAGAAATCATACTCAGCACCTTCACAATCAACTTTTAACAGGCCTATCGTTTGATTCTTGGTTATATCTTCAAATGATAGGGTAATTACTTCTTCCCAATCTCCTTGCCAACCATGCCCATTAGAATCGTTTACAAAGGCTGTTGTACCAAAGTTGCCTGATAGAGTATCATTCTCACCAGCCCAATACTTTTGTAATCTTAATTTTTCGCCACTCTTACTTCCTACTGCATTACGTGAATAAGAGCCTTCATATCCATTAGCTCTGATTTGCTCACAATTGTAAACTGATGGTTCTACTAAATGCCAATTGTGGAATCTCCATTTCCATGCATTCCAAAATCCACCAACGTTAGCACCAATATCTAATACTAACTCATCAGCCCCTATATCTACTAAATCCATTGGATACGATTGACATTCTCTTGTAACTGAATCAAACCAATCAGCTGGTTGATTATTTGCTATTAATTTTTCTACTTTCATATTTTATCCGATTTTGGTGTTGTGATTACCTTTCCTTCAGGTACTCTATACATTTCAGGATTGGTTAGGTCTTGATTTGTAATAATTTCAGTTTTAATTGCTGATATATCAATTGTATTTGCTTTTTCCATTACTAATGCTTGTAATCTTGCATTGAGTGAATTTCTTTGTTGTACAGTTGCTGTCAACATTGCTTTTGCTTCTCTTAATTGTTCTATCAATACTCTATTCTGAGCTTCGGTGTGAGCAACATACTTTGCCATCTCCATAAAATCATCTTTTGTAAGATTATCTAAATCTAATTCTTTATTCTCCATATATTTTGTTTTATCGTACTCTTATAACGTATTTTCCTTTTGCAGTTGCTACTTGCGATAATCTCATCATTGCTGCATAGCGTGCTGCATCTATTAAGTGGTTATTGAAATCAACAGGCCTATCCATCTGTCTTCCAAATCTATCCGTTTCCCATTCGTATCCATAGAACTCATTAACTAAGTTTTGACATGCTTTAGGTATGTTTATAGAATAGTTTTGTAGGACCTGAATACCAAAGTTAATAGAATCTTTTCCTTTTACTACCGGCCTTATATTGAATCCCATTCGGTATAATTCTTCAATTAATCTTGGTTCTGCGCTATCAGCCCATATTTCCCAACGATTATCTCCCACTATACTTCGTAGTTTATTAGCGATATCGTTTGTCACCATTCCTCTTTCGTAGCAATTCTCTACCAAATATATCTCTCTATCTTTTCGGAACAGGGAGACAATTGCAGTGGGGTCTGAGCTATATCCAAAATCTATTCCCATACACACAAACTCTGCATCTTCCGGTAACCAATCTATTACATTGAATTGGAACACAGCTTTATCGTTTTGGACAAATTCGCCTAATCCATAAGTCCTCCATGCTTTTGGATTTGTTCTTTCCAATGCTTTAATGGCATCTACCAATTCTTTGTTTAGGTATGGATTGTTTTTGAATGTAGTGAAATATGCAGTTGCATTTTCTAAGCTTCTAATCCAATGGTGTGGTGATATGGTAGGGTTAAGTGAAAGGATTATTGGACCTGTTGTACGAATCTGCAGCTGAAAGAAGGATTCCTCATCTATTTCGTTTGCTTCATCCAACCATAGGATAGATGATTTAAGCCCTCTTAGTTTGTCAGGATCATCTGTGGATACAAATTTAATTTCTGATTCAGTATAGAATTTATATACTCTATCTGATATATTGAAATCATTCTCGTTCCACAATCCCATACCTTGCATTATATCTTTGAAATCTTTTAGCAAGGTTCTTTTTAAACTCGGGATGGTTTTACGAACTATTGTCACATCTTCTTTACCTTCTAAACACTTTACTATTATCCATTGAAGTAGTGCGTATGTTTTACCACTTCTCGTTCCGCCATAGTGTATTGTTACTCTGGATGGTGAATCATTTTGGTGCTGATATGTGATTGTAGTATTAATTTCTAAATTCATAAACACTTATATGGTTTTTACCTAACACCTTTTCACCAACTTTACGGAATCCAAACCCCTCATAAAAACGAATTGCGTTCTCATTATTGGAAGCAACATCTAATTTGATTGGTAGGTTGTATTTTAATAGTTCGTTCAAAAATGCCCTACCTAATCCCTTCTGGCGATAATCCTTATGTATTCCTATCTTATCTAAAGATATTTTACTGGTTCTTTTTAGTATTCTACATATCATAAAACCAATAAACCTATCTCCATCCCATTTAGTAAAGAATAAACCCTTATTCTTTGCTTTTTGGATATTAGCATTGAATACTACCCACATAGTGCCATTATGGATTTCATCTTTAATAAGTTTGTTACACTCTTTAGCTGTTATCTCCATCTATACTCTTTTGTGTTATGTTTACTGAAATCTGCTGAATCCTTTGTTCTACTTCAGCTTTCATTTCTATTCTACTCATTTTCGGCATGTGGAACTCCAACATCTTCAGTGCCAAATCAACTGCACCTTTCGGGTCCTTCTTTACCATTTCTTCCATAATCTTTGGAAGCTCATCTAATACTCTATTAGTTGCTCTTGCTATGGATAACTTCATCATTTCGGTTGAACGATTGATAGCACCTTTCGGGCGCCCCTTACTTAATTTATGTCCTGGTTCAAACTTTGCCATATCCTATAATTCTTCCTTTATTATCTCTTAAAATTCTATCACAATGAGGTAATAGTCCTAAACTATATGCATGTTTTAGATTTTCTGATTGTGTTGTCCATTCTAAATTTTCCACTCTATTATCATCTTTAATTCCATTAATATGATTTACTTGTGGCTTATTATGTGGATTTGAAATAAATGTTTCTGCTACTAATCTATGTGCACTCATCCATTTTCCTGCAATCTTAACACTAGCATATTGTTTTTTATAATGTTGTACTATCTTTAATAGCTTTCCATTTTTATTTTTCACAAAGCTTCTAAAATTTCCTTTATCAGAAACTTCATATCCATCATATTTTAATTTTCTCCAGTTTTCCATTATGTTCCATTATTTAATTGGTTTCATATATTTTAACACCCATATATAAAAATATACTTAATCAGCCTGTTTAAATGGATTTGGTAACTTTTCCTTTAAGTGCTTCTTTATCTTCTTGCAGTTAAGATATGCTGTGGATTTAGATATTCCTATTTCTTCTGATAACTTTTCGTATGTCATCTCTTTATCAAATGCGTACATCTGATATAACTTTGATGATGCCCATATCTTTGGTTGCTTTTCTAATCTTTTCAATTCATCTATTACACCATCGTATGCTTGTTCCAGCTTTTGGTCAGTATCCGTATCGTATTCTTCTTCTATCGTATCGTAATGAGGATTTAATTCAGTATTTCTTTTGTCCACTTTTATACGATTAAGAAATCTGCTTTTTATAAATGAGTGGCAGTACATTAGATTAAATGAATTGAGGTAATATAATTGTGGATTACATTTCTCTGCTAAGTAAAGATATAATTCACTAACTAATTCTTCTGCTATATCTCTATTCTTACTGATATTAAATGCTACAGCTTTCAACCAACCATCATGCTGCTTAAAAAGTATTTCTAATCGTATTGTATTTTCTTTACACTTACTCACTTCTCTCTCTTACAAATTTTCTTAGTTCTTCAACACAACTTCCCCAATGGCGTGCTGATGATTTACATGAGCAAGGTTGAGTTACTTTTTGTCCTCTGATACGATTACACCAATTCCAAAAAGGAGTCATTAGATGCTCAGGTAAAAACGATTTAATACCTTCTAAGTGAGTCTTTAATTCTATAAATTCTTTTTCTGATAAAGGTTGATATTTCTCCATAATTTATATTTTAATTCCATTACATTCCCCATCATACTGAGGATTAGTAAGACGATTGAGCCATTGCTTTCTTTCACAACATCCACATGAATTCGAATGAAATATTGTTTTTGCAATCAAAAGCGCTAGTCTTTCACCAAATCCGAATGTTATTACGTGAATTAGAGCTTCAACCCAATCGCCTATTTTAATCCATTTCATACCTTACCTAATTTTCTTTTTCTTTCATACATAGCCAACATATTCTCTGAATGTGTTACTAATCTTAAATTAGTTATATTATTGTTATGTTTATTTCCATCTATGTGGTCAATTTCTAAACCTGATTTAATTTTATCTTTGAAAGTTTCCCATACTAAACGATGCCCACGTCTCCACAATCTTTTCTTATTAGGTCCTTTACCAACGAACAATCCATAGTACAGGTATCCGCTTGGATGTGTGCGAGGTCTTACTAATCTCATTTCACCATTAGGATTATAGCGTGGTGATACTTTAGTACTCCATATAGTACCATCTTCACAAGCGTAATAATCCGCTAGTCCTTTAATTTCTTTGAATTCTTTATTTGCCATTTTGTATTGTTTTTGTATTAATAAATATTAAGTAGTTTTAAAAACTGCATAAAAAAGGCCCGCTGAGAACAGCAGGCCGTGGGTAAAATAAATTACAGGGGCTGGAGAATACATAAGTAAATGGCAATTTAGATAATATAATTTGCCCCTGTAAATATTTAACAATCGTATATAAAAATATATTAATTACTTTGTTCATCTTTTGGTTTAATTACTTCTAAAAATTCCTTATTCTGTCTATCAGCTGCTGCCTGAAGTAATGCTCCCATATCCATATTCTCTAATACAAACATCATTTCATCATGCGTTATTTCCATTGGTGATTTCTTTAAGAGTTCTTCCAAATTGTATTTTTTATTTTCTGACATTTTCTTTTAGTTTAGTTTTAGTAATTTCAACTTCTCTGTTCAGAGCATCTAATTCAATTGTTTGTAATTCTTTTTGTATATGCTGAGTAGGTTTAATAGTTGCTATGTACTGCCTCATTTCTTCTTCCAACAATCTTTTCTTCTGAGAGTATTCCCATGCTTCTTTCACAGCTTCATTATCTATACCTTCAAACTTTGGTAATGATTCGTTTAACCACTTTCCTAATTCTGAGTGTATATGGATAGCATCTTCTCTATCCAGCTCTTTTACTATTGTAAGAAGTAATGTGTTCTTACCCTTTGTTAGATTTATTCCCATTTGTTTCGTTTTTTAATTGTTTATATTTTTCTTGCAATCTTTTTTCTAATTGCTTTTGTTCTTCCAGCTTAGCTGCATAAACTAAGTTTCTTGTGTTTGAATAACTTTTTACCTTTGGATGCATCTTAACCTAATTTAGTTGTTAAATCTTTTCCTATATTTTTAAAAACCATTTCTTTTTGCTGAGCAATTCTTCCGTGGTTTAAGGAAGATGCTGATTGTTCTTGTCCACTCATAAACGATAACTTAGTATAGTGTTGTTTCTCTTGCTTTTTTAATTCTATATCTCTATCATTCTGAAACCAATCTAAAATCATTCTTTCAAGCATTTCTAGAATTAAATCTGCTTTTAAAGATTCTATACCTTCTTTATTAAACTTTTCAGTTAATTGCCATATCTTTTGTCCAAACTGATATTGCTCATATAAAGGATTATTATCTTCAATTCTTAATTGATGTAAATCATGCTGAAACATAATATAATCAGCTAAAGGTCCTTGCTTAAAATCATTTACATGCTGAATATCTCTCCATCTGTTAGGTGATGATTCATCTACAACAATGTTAAGAAATAATCTTACTTGTCTTTCATTTTCTCTAATACAATTGTAATTTGCCATATATTCTCCATTTTTTTAAAAATTATCATAGACTGCTACTGTGCTTCCTAGCTCCTTGCTTACCGTTGTCTGATGGTGGGGTGAAACCCTTTGGGGGTTTCCCCCATCACCACACGTGCTTCCCAGTTGCGCAGAGCTTTCCCATCAGTCCCACAATACTCACAATGATATTTTATTCATTGTAGGTGGGTGATAAACTCTTAGAGCTTATCATGTAGGTTATATTTCGGACAGTTCCCTTATCGGTATCACAACGGGTATATTTCAATACCAGCCTACACTCTTATTACACAGCCTTCATGCTCAGCTTGTAAACTCTCAAATCTTTTATGGTTTAATCTTTTAAGTTTTAAATAATTTATACAAATATACGAATAATTTTCCAAACTACCAAATATAAATACAACGATTTCAGGAAAACCGTTAAAAAATAAGGGGAAGCTTTACACTTCCCCATATCCATAGGAACATCTAAAAAACACAAATTTATACAAATATACGAAATTATTTTGATATTACCAAATTTTATTCAAAATTACACCATACTAAAGAATTATCCGATACAGGTCCGAAACCTATATTTGAATACCATTGTTTTAGTTTGTCTACCAAAACAAATTCGTCTTGCTCAGGAAAACTCTCGGATGGATATGGTATTAAATAAATTGGAATATTATTATCTTCGCTAATATCATAAAGCTTATTCATAATCTCAGTACCATATCCTTTATTTCTACAATTTTTATCAATAGTAATATCAACAATCATTATTCCATCATTATAAGAAGTAAATGTTACCTCATAGTCTCCAAAAAAACATTGACACATTTCTTCAACAATAGTAACCCTAATTACAGGGTGTCCATTTGTATTGTTATCAAATCCATACACACAAATTTCGTCAAAACAACCGCCCCAATCTGTAAAATTATTTGGTGTAAAATTTTGGAAAAATAAAGATTTGAATTTTTTGTAAATATCAGTTGTTCTTATTAAAGGTGTTCTTACATAATTTACTCCATTTTTTGTTTTATCTGCAAAATTTGTTTTTGCAAAAAGGCCACCATATACTTTTCTAACTGCTTTGTTACTCAAAAAATCATTATCCCATTTTTTTGGTTTAATTTCTTCTTGAATAAAAATTTCTCCAAGTTTGTGTGGTACAACTTTACCA